TAGATAAGCTGGCTTCTGGTATCAGCCGCCCACCGCGATCCTTGCCAAAGGGTTATTTAGAATTCGCTCGTCGCGAGACGGCCCAACTTTTCAAGAAAGGTTGGGACGCGTCTTACGAGCAGTTCTGTTTAACCACTTCTCCTCCGTTATCTTCCGTGTTCGTTAAGGACGATCCTGTTTCATCTGCTCTTCGGGGAACACCTCTGTGTTCCTCGGCCGGGAGTAGATCGACAGGCGGCTGTCTTGGCTGGCTTGGCGCAAGTCAAGACGAGTTTTTAGATTGCGTCCTTCACGGGGAAGGTGACGTTGGGGACATTCGGGGAGAGCTCCTTGTCGTCCAGTCCGCGGGTAAACCGCGACCTCTTTCTAAGTTTGAAGCGAGGGCATTGGCCTTGAAACCTCTTCACAAAACGATTTACCATCGTCTTAAGAAGTTTCGTTGGCTTTTGTCCGGACCTCCTACTTCTGAGAAGTTGCGTCGGGCTGGTTTCAAACAGGGTCTTGGAGATTTGGTTTCTGGAGATTACGCGTCGGCGACCGATGGTCTTTCCATTGGGGTCGCTGAGGTGATTCTCCAGTCATTGTTGTCATCCTCATGTTTTGTTCCTAAGAACATACAAGCCTCCGCGGTCTCTCTTTTGAGGCCGTTGCTTGTGTGGGGCGAGGATTCCGAATTTGAGGTCCGTGTTTCGACCGGTCAGATGATGGGTTCCTACCTTTCCTTTCCACTTCTTTGCCTCCAGAGTTATCTGGCGTTTAAGTGGTCCCTTCGGGGTTCGGGGAAGGTCAACGTCCCAGTTTTGATTAATGGTGACGATATTCTTTTCCAGAATACCGGTCACTATCAGAAATGGGAGCGTACGTTGGGATTTGTTGGTCTGACTGTCGAAGCGACAAAGACTTCTGTGGAAGAGGCTTGGGGCACAATCAACTCTACTCTTCTGGAGTGGAGTGACGGCTTTTTAGTCCCCTCTTGGTCGGCTCGTTTCGGTATGTTCTGTCCTGCAGAACATCCCGGTTCGCTTGTAAGGTCTTTTGCAGACTTTCTTCGCGGGCTTGACGAGCCTTACTTGAGGTTTCGAGCTGGTCGAGAGTTCTTTCGGTGGCATTCCAGTGAGCTACGCTCTGCTGGTGTGTCGGCCGTTTCTCTCGGCTTTCGAGGACTTTTAGCGCGTCGGTTGTGCAAGCTTTTTCAGCTGTTGGATCTTCCCCTGGTTGAGTTTATCGGTGCTTTCGATAAGCATAAGGTTTCTTATGACGGCGACTTTGTCTGTCGTCATGACCTTGATGCTTTAAGCAGCGAGGAGCTTTTCCAGAGTTCGATGGAGCTTGGTTCGGAGAAGTGGAATCGGGGTTGGTCGCCGGCGAATGTAGTAAGGGAGTCCATCCTTTACTGTATTCGTCGCACGGAGCTGAAGGGGAATCGTCACGATTTCTTTTCGGACCTCCGTTCTTTTTATGCGACCGATCGCGAGTTCGATTTTTACAAGTCGAACTTGCGATCTTTTCCGGTTCGGTTGGTTGGGAGTAAGGATTTTTGCGCCCCCTTTCCCGCTCGGC